ACGACCGGCACCCGGCAGATTGTGGTAGATCGACACAGACCGGCCCTCCTTGGCCTTGGGGTAAGAAGCGACCGCCGAGTCCGTGGCGGGCGTAGACTTGTCGAGGACCGCCCGGAGTTCCAACTCCTTGGCAGCGACGCCCTCGTAGAACTTGATCTTCTCGCGGAGTTTCTCCGCACGCTCGCAGAGGCAGCGGAGTTTCTTCTCCTTCTCCTCGTCCTCGGGCATCGCACCCTCGGCGTCCTCGACTTCCTCGGGCTTGTAGCCCTTCTCCTCGACCTCGTCCTCTTCCATCTCCTCGTCCTCGCCCTCAACGGGCGGAACATTCGCGGCACGCTCGTCGGACACCTCGTCCTGAAGGGCGCCCATCTCGGCCAGCACGGCGGCGAGTTCGTCGAGGAGAGACTTGATCTTGGCGGACGATTCCATTCGTTCTGTTCCTTGGTCTCGTGGTGAGTTGTTCCTGCCGCGTGTAACGACAAGGTTCAACTTACGAGAGAAAGAACAGAGACCCGAAGAGACTTAAAGTTGTGTCACACAACTTTTTCGCGTCGCCAAGAACGGCTGGCGGAGACGACCGAACGAGCCTGAGCGCCGCATGCGCTGCACTTCAGATAGCGAACTTGATATTCGCCGCATGGCTTGCTCGTGCGAGTGGTCATACGACCGCGACCGCACATCCGACATTTATCGCCGCTTTGTGTCATCGCATCTTTTTCTTGAGGGAATCCACAACACCTTCTCCCATTGCGACTGCAACCGATGCAGACGTCGGAAGAACAACCGTAGCAACGAGTGTCCCCGCAGCGTTGGCTGTGACCTGGAACCCCTTCCGGACAAGTTTCGCCACGTACGATGGCGACTTGGACTTCACAACGACGCTAACTTCCTTGGGGGAGTTCTCGTCTGCGATTTTCTTGACCTGAGCGATCTCGCTGCTGGACAGCGTGCCCGACTTGCGGGCTGGCGTGATCGTGTACTTCGACTTCCCCATCTCGACGTCGAAGACTTTCTCGCCCTTGCTGTTATTGACCCGAAGCGTGAGTTTGCCGTCTTTGACCCTCGCCACAGACGTCGGCGATCCGCCAAGTCGCTGCACGAGAGCGGCCACTTGCTCTTCGTTCGTGCCGATCTCGTTGATCTTCTCCATGACTCGCGTGGGCTGCATGCTGTTGTCGTAGAGGCCCTTCACGGCACCGACGGCGGCACCGACGGCGGCACCCTTGGCGATGTAGGGCGGGAACGGCCCGACGGCCCCGGCCGCAACCGCCGCGCCCTTGATTGCGCCTTTTGCAGCACCGACGGCAGCATCGGCGATCTTGCCGCCAGCGCAGGTGTTGCCTTTCTGGAATCCGCCCTCGCCGGTGCCGCAGTTTCGCGACTGCGCGAACGCGAGCAGGCTGGCGTACCGACATTCCAGAGACTCGTCGGCGAATCCTCGCCACTCGGCGAGGTCTCGATCTGTCGTCAGCGCGTACTCGCAGAAGTCTTCGTATGATCTGTGCCCGCGATCCTTGGCCTGCTTGGTTCGCTCCAGCATTCTCTTGTACCGCTGGTAGCCAGCGCTATTCTTGTCGCTGAAATCAAGCGTGAGCGAGAGGCCGCTGCCGTTCTTCGACCACCACTTCTCTCCAGCCTTCGTGCTGATAACGTCTTGGAGCGTGAGCGGCTCTCCTCGCCTTGCCTTTGCCTCGTGTTCCGGGGACAGGATCGGAGACGGAAGGGAATTGCTGTCGATCTCTGAGAGTATTCGCGACACTCTCGCTGGAGAGAGTTCGGCGTCGAAGCCGAATCGACCCCAGAGCCTGTAGCCCTGGTAGGTAGGATGATTGGCGTCGCCAGCCGCGAACGTCTTCGCTTTTGAGACTCCTGCTTTTTCGGCCTCCTCCAGCGACGCGATCATCTTGCTAATGACCATCGCGCCGAGTTGCCGCTCGATTGGCGACTCGCCGTGCTGGGACGAAGACTTCTCTCTCTCAATCGCCGACGCTACTCCGTTATCGAAGTCGAAGTGGCCGTAGAGGGCGATCGGCGGCTCGTCGCCGTACTTTCTGATGGCGACATCGAGGCTAACGTATCCGACTGGCCGCTGCCCTGGCCCTTGCCTTCCGCCAGCATAGACGGGAGCCTGGGACTCGACGGTGATCGTCTTGGCGTCGACAACGACCGACGGAGAGTACGCCGTCGGGCCCGAGCGACGCACCCTCTCGCTCTCAGTGGAGATATCCACTTCTGAGTTTTTCCCGTCGGCCGCGCCGAAACGCACGACCGAGGCCACGCTCTCGAATCCAGACTCCTTAGCGATCGTCGAGAATGTCTTGGCGTTGTCTACCTTGATTGCTTTGATATCCGGAAGCCCCGGAATGCCGCCGCGATGCGAGACGGCTCGGTCGCTGCTCCACCGTCCAGGGAATCCGTTTGCTGTGTTCGGTCTTTGGCGAGGGGCTTCGGCCGACGAAGACTGCCCGCCGCCGTCAGCGGCACACGTGTTGCCTGGAGCGAACTGCCCGGACTCACGTCCGCAGTCCTCGCCCATTGGGAGAGTCAACTGCCGATCTCGGGCCTCGATGAACGCAACGAGGCTCGCGTACCTCGCCTGCAAACTCATCTCGCTCGTTCCCTGAGAAACGCCATGGTCTCGCGGACCACGTCGTGCGACCGCTTGCCCTTCTTCTTGGCAATCTCTTCGCTGGCTTTCTTGTAGGCATCGGTCGCGTCGCCGTCGAACGGATACTGTTCAGTCTTGCTCCCATCGGGGTGCTGGCCCTGCACGTACCCCTTGTCGGTGCCGACTTGCTTCGTAGTCCACGGGAAGTCGTCGCCTTTACTCCATGTCTGGACTCCGCCGCCGTCGTCGGACTTGCCGCCAGACTTGCCGCCGCGAGCCAACTGGCCTTCGCGGGCTTTGTCGATGAACTCTTGGGCTTCTTTGTCCTTGCCCTTCTTCCACTCCATGTAGCCGCCGGATTCTTTCTTCTCTTTCGGGGGCTTAACTTTCGGCGTGCCGCTTTGGGGAGACTTCGGCTTGCCTCCGCCGCCTCCAGGTCGCGGCTTATCTTGCTTTCCGCCGCCGCCCTGCGGCTTGCTTCCATCAGTCGCAGTGCATGAGTTGTCGATGCCTCCGCCTTCTCCAGTGGGGCAGAACCCGCGACGCTCTTGCAGGAACTCTCGCAAGTCGTCGAGGCTTCGCTTGGATTTCTTTGACAAAACCTTCACAAACTGAGCGACACCGTCCGGACGCTTGGCGTCAATCGCAGAAGTTGACGGAACAAACCCATTTGCCGTGAGAATCTTGATCGAGCCGCCGTCTGACTGCTTCACGGCAGTCGTTACCGCAGAAGCGCCTGCGGTCCTTGCCATCTTTTCAGCCCTCGCCAGACCGGCTTTCGACACGCCTGATGGGTGAATCGAGTTCTTCTCGCCAACGAGAACAGGGCCTTCCGCGTATCCCATCTGAAGCCCGTCAGCCTCGTTGATCCACTTGTTCGAGTGGAAAGAAAACGACTCATCCCCCTTAATGACAACAAATCCTCCGCCTGGAATTGATTTGAAGTCAGACCCCTTTCCGGACTGGCGGACAACATCGTTGAAGTTCTTGGACTTCATTCCAACGTCTTTCGCGACAGCAGATGCCTTCATCATTCCAGCGAGTTTCTGCTCGTCTTTCGTGCCACCAGAAGAAGGAACTTGTGCCGGGGAAAGGTCGTCGTCCGGCTCGGTTCCGTCTGACGTAAACAAGCGAACAAGCAGCCCGGCGGCGCCGCCGAGGAGAGCGCCTGCGAGGGCTCCTGGCAGTCCTCCGGCAACAAGCCCAACCGCGCCGCCGATTCCTGCTCCGATTTTCGTCGATTCGTCAGAGGCAACTGCTTCGTCGTACTTATCCTTGGCCTTCTTGGCGGCTTCGATGTTGCTATCGCCGCCGCCCTTTCCGCTAGCCCCGCACGAGTTATCAATGCCGCCGCCTTCGCCAGTCGGGCAGAACCCGCGACGCTCTTGCAAGAACTGCTTGGTCTTCGCCAACTCCTCGGCGACCTTGGCCTTCACCTTGTTGCGAGACTCAGCGTGTCCAGACTTCTGGAACTGCTGATAACTTCTCTTGGCTACGGCAACAGTTGCGTCGCCATACGCCGGGTAGGTCACTGGGCCGCAATCCAGAAGTGACTTGATTTTCGTTACAAGTCTCGTCGAGCGGCCGCCTTCGTAACTCCATTTTTCGCCGCCTTCGGCGACGACGAAACTGAAACTTGATCCGCGCAAGTCTCCGCGAGCGATGCTCTCGGCGATGTCCTGGCGAGACTCGGGCAGCAGGCACTCGTACCGGAGACCCTTCTCGTCGACGGTCATCTTCATCGTCGTCGGGAATCGGCCGAGCAGATGATTGGGGTCGTGGTTAAACAGGCAGCGAGTTTCCAGCGGTCTCCCCTCGCCATCTTCGCGGCTCTCGACAAGCGAGAACGCACTGGGGTCAATTCTCTCCACAAAGTCCCCGAGTAGCAACGAGTCTTTTCCAAAGCGGGCCGCATACCCGACAAGGTAAGTCTGCTGCTTCCCAGTGCTTGGGTCAGCCCGCTTTTCGACTCGAAGCAGATCGGGGTCGGCCTTCTCGACGTTGCTGAAATTGCCAAGAAACCGACGCTCGACGTTGGGAAGCACTGGGGCACTCCTTTGCTCGGGTGAAAAATACCGCTCGACAACCTCTCGCAACTCGTCGGCGACTGGCTGTCGTTCCGGGTCTTCCTCGATTCGCTTCAGGCACTCCTCTTTCGGAGTGTCAATGTGGATGTACTCGACCGGAATGTCCGACAACTGGCCCTTCATGTCGTCGCCGACTTGGGTCGTAATGATCCAAGTCTTGTCGACCGACGGCTGCCGAAGGGCCTTTTCGATAATAAGGCTTCGTATGTCCGTACAATAAGTGATCAGGTTCTTGTTTTTCTGGTGCGGAGGCAGGCCAGACAGGGCGCTCATCACCTTGTTGAAGTCAAAGACAACGTCGTTGTCGCCCTTGTTCTGCATCACGTAGGACGTCTTGCCGCTGGCTGGGGCGCCGTGAACGACGAAGACTTTGGGTTTGATCCCCTGAGTCGAGCCGAAGGGCCGAAGGGAGCGGCTCTCCTCCTCGTCGGCTGCGTTCATCTGCTCGACGACCTTGCGGGCGTACGCCCATCCGGCGTCGGAACCCCAAAGAGCCCAGGCGATGCGGCCGTTCGAGGGGAATCCGTCGTCTCCGGGGTTCCAGCCATTGCCCTTCTTGTCGATCTCGTGCCGATCGAAGTAGGCCTTCATGCGACGCACTGTGGAGGGCGAGAGTTTGACTCCGTTTGCCAAGTCTCTCGCCCTGGTGATGCCAACAGCAGTGCCGCCTCGGCCATGCTCGCGACGCCATGCGAGGCCTTTTTCGGCTTCCTTGCGGACGCCCTCGGGAGGCGTGAAGTCGATGTGGGAGTATTTTTCAGGCATTGTCATTCCACTCGTAGTCGTCCAGTTCCCCGTCGTCCCAAATCTCCTGCCACATTTCGTCCAGGCGAACGAGGTCTTCAGGCGACATCCAGTCGTCTCCGGAGCCCAGAGGCATCTCACGGCGGCTCTCTCCGAACTTCTTGATGAACCTGTCCATGATCTTGGCCTGCGGGCTCGACCTGTCCTTGAGATCGAACGTCACGTCGAGGTCTTCGCCGTTGTCTCGCCACCACTTTGTGCCCTCTGGGGTGGCGTGCAGATCAAGCAGAGACTTGGCGTGCGACAAGTCTGGCGGAAGTTTCGCCTTGATGCTGGCCGGAAGCGGCGCATCAAAGCCCATGCGGGGCCAGATCGTGTAGCCCCGCCAGGGCGTAGACGTCACGCTGCCCTTTGTGGCCGAAGAGTTCCCGGCCGCATTGAGGACGATCCGCGAGACTCCAGCCTTGCGGGCTGCTTCTACTGAGGAAGTCATGGCCCGATAGAACTCGCGAGCAGCGGCATGCCGCTTCGAGTCGTCAGACTTGATCTGGTCGGACACGTTGATCGTGCTGTGGTAGACGACAGCCTCGCCGGACGCAGTCACGCCGATCACAGACGAGCCGTGCAGTCCGCTCTCGACTCCGGCGAAGTCACGCTCGAAGGCGAACATCACTGGCGTGACCTTCGAGCCAGGGAACTCCATCGAGAAGTCCGGAGCAGGGCGGACGAAGACGTCTGATCCTTCGCTTCCACCAGCGACCATCGGGGCCAACTTCGGGTCGATTCCAGCCGCGTCAAGCGACGCCTTCACGGCCTTCGGGGCCGAGACGTTGATCGAGCCGTAGCGGCCGTCGCCAACTGGCGGCGGCGACGTGTCTCGCGACGTCTCAGGCCACGAGAAAGTCTCATTGGACGACCAGCGGTCGCCAGACGGAGCAGCGGTGGCGGTTCCGCCGTTGCCTTCGTCCGCCGCGCAGTCGTTGCCGCTTCCGAACTTGCCGCTCTCGTCCCGCCCGCAGTCGGCAGAGCGAAAACTCTTCTTACCGGCAGGGCGCTTTCGCTTTCGCTCTGCGATTGCGTCCAGCAAATGCTGCGGCTTCTTCCAGTCAGGGCCAGCGAGGGACTTCGAGTTGCCAACGAGTCTTTCGAGCAAAGTCGCCATCAGTAATCCTTGTCCTCGTCGACATAGAACACCATTCCTGTTTTCGTGCGGACGGCTCCTGTGATTCGCATCTTCGACGGAGGGCGAATCACCTCGGCTTCCTCTCTTGTGTTTTGCGAATACACATATCCAACGCGAGGTTTTCGGGCGACTAACAGAAGCCGATTCGCTCCGAACGATCTCGCGGTTCCGCGTGACGTTGTCCAACTATTAACAGAATCGTGAAACACATACCCCCACTTAAGCATTTGCTCTGCTTCGTGGGCGTCGACGCTCAGGCCTCTGTACAACTGCAAGCAGCATTCGATAGTCTCGCGAGCGACGGCTTTTTGGAAGTCCTTGCTCATCTGCTCGGCAGCGACGCTTCTCGCCTCCTCTCGCAACTGATCAATCTCTTCGTCTATCAATTCATTCTCTTTCCAAAGCCAGTCCTCTTGCTCCTTTTGCCTTTCCTCGTCGGTCATGCTGTCCCATCGCTCTCCGAACTCTTCCTTCTTGTCGAGAGACTTCCACCTCTCTTCGTTTTCTATCTTCTTTTCTCGCTTTAGGTCATCTGCCGCATAGTCGTCGATTGCTCCGTACTCGGCGCCGTAAGTGTCAATTTCGTCGCTGCCGTCGCTGCTGAAGCCTGTGAAGTATCCGTACGCCTTGCCTGTGTATGCCTCAAGCGGCCCCCATCCAGTCTCGATGTCACTGTCAGGCTGGAGTTGCCTTGCTGCCTCGAATGTCACGCCAAGACCAAGATCGCGGCCGTGGCCCTCGATCTCGTCGAGATAGTCTGGCGTTGACGTATCCCGGCGATCGACAACGAGGATGTCTCCTGCATCGCTTTTGAATGTTTCGGCAGTCTCTCGCTTGTCCGCTTCTGTGCGAAAGTCTCCGGAAGTTTCATCCGACGTGCCGTCGCCTTCCTCTTGGCACTTATTGTCCTGCCCGAACCGGCCGCTCTCGTCCCGCCCGCAGTCGGCGGAGCGATAGTCAGTCTTAGCATTGCGAGGCGGCGATGACGGGTCTCGACCGTTGCCGTACTTCGGGATTCGCACGAAAACGGAATTGCCAACGCTGATCGAGTCAACGCCGCCGACAATCTCTTTTCCGTTACGCTTGTCGTAGTAGTACGTTGCCGTCTTCGGGTTGTATCCAACGGGAGTCCAGTCATCGATGTCTTCAGGGATTTCTCGGCTCGGGTCGAACTTGCCCTTCACTGTCGAGTGAGTGTTCTTGTTCGTCTTCCCGCGAGCGATCTTTGTCGCGGCTGTTTCCCCGACTCGGAAGTCCACGTCGCCCTTCAGGCGAATGATCGAGTCGTATCCGATCGCGGCCCCAACTCCAGCGCCGTTTACATGCTCGTGCGCAGTGACAACATAAGTGCCGTGTTTCTCAAATGCCGGGATGTCGATTCGGAGGTCGAGCAGATACCCGGCCGGAAGAGTTCTGTGAGCCCCGTATTTTTCTCTCTGCGGCTCTTTTAGCGATGAGATAGCGTCTTCGTCGGATGGCAGGATCGCGAAGTCTGAGTTGCGAGACGACTCGGCTGGCGTGAACGGCTCATAAGACTTGAGAGACTTGTCGCCAGCAGGGATCGGCTCCTTCCCCTTGTCGGACGCACTGCACGAGTTGTCGATCCCGCCGCCGTCGCCTGTCGGACAGTACGCGCGAGACTCCGCCGCCCCCTTCATCAACCAAGGCCGCACCTTTCGGTGCTGATACCCAAGTGGCTCGTCGCTCTCGTATTCAGCATCAATGGCACGGCGG